ATCGACTATATCTCCCCGATGCAGTCCGAACCGATGCTGGACAGTCCGTTTAAGACCCGACCTGATCCGAGTCAATGACAACTAAGCCCAGAAAGCCCAAAGCCCTACGAGGGGCAACCAAGCCAAGGCTTCACAGCCCACTTCTTAAGGGTCAAAACAAGCTGCAAGATGTCAAAGACCTTTGCGAGATTGTAAAGATTCCGCTTATGCCTTGGCAGGAGTTTGTGCTTAAGGACATGCTCACTGTGGACAAAAAAGGCATGTGGGTTCGTAAGACAAACCTCATTCTCGTGGCTCGGCAGAATGGCAAGACACACTTAGCGCGTATGTTAATCCTTGCACACTTGATTAAGTGGAATACTAACGTCCTAATCATGTCCTCAAACAGAAGCATGGCACTAGATACCTTCCGGCAGATCACTACCCTATTGGAGACAAATGACCACCTCAAAGGATTCGTTAAACAGATTAGACATGCCAACGGAACGGAGTCTATTGAGATGCTCTCTGGAGCGCGCCTGGACGTCGTTGCAGCTACTCGAGACGGATCTCGTGGAAGAAGTGTCAATGGGCTCCTTTACATTGATGAGATCCGCGAGATTACAGAAGATGGATTCCGAGCAGCTACTCCTACTACTAGAGCTCACCCAAATAGTCAGACACTTCTTACCTCGAATGCAGGAGATGCATTCTCAACTGTTCTCAACGACCTCAGGGAAAGAGCTATAGATTATCCACCTAAGTCCTTTGGATTCTATGAGTATTCTGCGCCACAGTATTGCAAGATAAACGATCGCAATGCATGGGCTTTGGCTAACCCCTCACTGGGGTACACAATTACCGAGGAAGCGATTGAGGAGGCTATTGCTACATCGCCTATTGAGAATACTCGCACCGAGACTCTTTGCCAGTGGATAGATTCGCTCAGCAGCCCATGGCCGCATGGCATTCTTGAGGACACATCCGATAGCACACTAGAAATGGCTGTTGGGGCTTATACTGTATTTGGTTTCGATGTCAGTCCTTCACGCAGGAACGGATCATTGGTCGCAGGACAGTTACTCCCAGATGGGAGGATTGGCATCGGGATCTTGGAGACTTACAGCTCTCAGGTTGCCATAGATGAACTAAAAATGGCAGCAAGTATAAAGGCTTGGTGTGACATATATAAGCCTCGCTTGGTGGCATTTGACAAGTACGCCACTCAGACTATTGCAGATCGCTTGGCTAATTCCGGTGTCATTACTGAGGATGTCTCAGGGCAACAATTCTATAAAGCCTGTGGTGATCTACTAGAAGGCTTGGTCAATCACCGGATAGTTCATAATGGACAGGCTGAACTGATTCAGCAGATGAATAACTGCGCAGCTAAAGTCAATGACAGCGCGTGGCGCATAATTAAACGTAAGTCTGCTGGAGATATCTCTGCTCCTATTGGCTTGGCAATGGTAGTTAGCAAGTTAATGATCCCTCAACCTAAGCCTCAGATATATACTTAGACACGCCCTATCACATTGTCTATTATCTTGACAAGTGCTATTATTTATGTCTATGGGTAGATTATTGCAGGCATTTGGTCTTGAGTCTAAGCCTTTACTAGAGGCTCAAGCAGCACCTCAAGTCCTTGGTGAGTATTCACCTTATGCCATGCCTTTCCAATATGCGTACGTCAGCAGAGAAGAAGCTCTTAGCGTTCCTGCATTACAACGTTGCCGCAATTTATTGGCTGGCACCATTGGCGCAATTCCTTTAGAGCTTTACAAGAAATCTACCAATGAAGAACTTGGCTCACCTGCATGGTTAGAACAGCCTTCATATTCACAGCCACGATCTGTAACGATGGCTTACACAGTTGAATCATTGCTTCTATATGGCCAGTCTTTCTGGAAAGTTGTTGAAGTCTATTTAGAAGATGGACGTCCTTCTCGCTTTGAGTGGATTGCTAACAACCGAGTAACTATCACACTAGATAGCACTAACACTTTTGTTAAATCTTATGCAGTCGATGGCATGACTTTGCCAATGGACGGACTCGGATCTCTAGTTACCTTCCAGTCATTACTTCCGGGGATCTTAAACACAGGCGTACAAACAATTCGCGCTGCTATTGACGTGCAGAAGGCAGCAACGATTGCTGCATCTACTCCAATGGCTACTGGCTACATCAAAAATACCGGTGCTGATCTAGATCCTAAAGAAGTCTCTGGATTACTAGCTGCATGGCGCACTGCTCGCAATAATCGCAGCACCGCTTATTTAACATCTACTCTTGAATATACCCCAGTCTCATTTTCACCTAAAGACATGATGTATAACGAGGCAATTCAGAATCTTGCTACTGAGATTGCACGTCTTTGTAACGTGCCTGCCTATTATGTCTCAGCCGAGATGAATAACTCAATGACTTATGCCAACGTTCAAGATGAGCGTAAGCAATTCTTACTATTATCTTTGCAGCCATTTATTAGCGCGATTGAAGATCGTTTATCTATGGATGACATCACTGCTCGCGGAAATATTGTCAAGTTTGACATTGACAAGAACTTCCTCCGCACTGATCCAATGCAGGAACTAGCAGTAATCGAAAAATTACTTAGCCTTAATCTCATTACCCAAGAGCAGGCTATGGAAATGACTGATCTAACACCTAACGGAAGTCAAGGTATGCAATGAATCAAGTAATTACCTTCTCAGCTGATCTAACAGCAGACTCAGCAAGTCGCACAGTATCAGGCAAGATTGTGCCTCTTAATGTTGAAGCAGGATCGACAAATATGGGCAAAGTTATCTTTGCTTCTGGATCTATCGCTATCGAAGATCCTAAGTCAATCAAACTGCTAAGCCAGCATGACACTAAGAAGCCTTTAGGTCGCATGGTGTCATTCAGCGAATCAGATAACTCAATAGATGCAGTCTTCTCTGTAAGCCGATCACAGCGCGGTACAGAAGCACTTATCTTGGCAGAAGAAGGATTGCAGTCCGGTCTTAGCATCGGTGCAGAAGTCCTTAAGTCAAAGATCAAGGATGGCGTTACTTATGTATCCGCTGCTCGCTTGGTCGAAGTAAGTTTAGTAACCGAGCCAGCATTTAAGTCTGCTCAGGTTACTGATATTGCAGCAGAAGAATCTGCTGTAGAAGAACCAATCCAACCAACAGAAAGCGAGACAGCCACCGTGGAAGAAACCACTCCAGCAGTCAAAGCAACACCAGTTGAAGCACCAGCGGTTGAAGCTGCTCGCCCAACTGTTTCAGCAGCATACTTTACAAAGCCACGCATCGAATTGACAGCAGCTAAGTATGCTGAAAACTCAATCCGTGCAGCACTAGGTGACGAGAACGCTCGTCAATACCTACGCGCAGCAGATGACACAACAGACAACGCTGGTCTAGTACCAACACGCCAGTTGTCAGAAATCATCAACCCACTAAGCACAACCATCCGTCCTTCAATCGAAGCAATCTCACGTGGAGTATTGCCAGATGCAGGTATGACATTTGAGATCCCAAAGATCACAGCAGCACCTACTGTTGCAGAAACAGCAGAAGGCTCAGCGTTTTCTGACACAGATCAAACATCATCATTCTTGTCAGTAACAGTCAAGAAGTATGCAGGACAACAGACATTCTCTGTTGAACTTCTAGATCGCACATCTCCAGCATTCTTCGATGAGCTAGTACGCAACATGGCTGCTGCTTACGCAAAGGCAACAGATGCCGCTGTTCACGCAGCTCTTGTCACAGGCGCAACACTAGATGGCACAACTGTTACAACATATCCAACAGCAACAGAATTGCTAGGAATCATTTCTCGCGGTGCTGCTTCTGTATATTCTGCAACAGCAGGATTGCCAAATCCATTTGCTCGCAACCTCATTGCTAATACTTCACAATGGTCTAACTTGATGTCACTTAATGACACAGGACGTCCAATCTACAACGAAGTAACAAACCCAATGAACCAGCCAGGATCTGCAACACCTACAGCTCTACGCGGTCGCGTTGCTGGTCTTGATCTATATGTAACAGCGAACGTTGCTTCTACATCAGATACAGATAAGGATGGATCACTACTTATCGTAAACCCAGATGCATACACATGGTATGAGAGCCCTACCTACCGCCTACGCGCAGAATCAACAGCAGCAGGACAGGTAACTATCGGCTACTACGGCTTTGGTGCGATTGCAACTAAGGTCGGAGCAGGCGCGTTCAAGAACAACAAGGCGTAAGCCACACTTAAGTCGCTCTAGGGGGTCGGTAGCCCTCCGATCCCCTAGAGTCTTTAGAAAGGACATCATGGCACTTACAACAGTCTCAGAACTCCGTACAACCCTTGGAGTGGGTACTTTGTATACAGATGCCGTCCTTCAGGAAGTATGCGATGCATCAGATGCAGTTCTACTTCCAATGCTATGGAACAACTACACATTTAATGTGGCACACAGCAACACAACAACAGAGGGCACTCTATATTTTAATGAATCTATAAAAGATGTTTTTTATGTAGGTCAAACAGTAACGATTACTGGTAATGGCGCAC